TGGAGGACGGTCTGCGTGAGTTGTCTATGGATAAGACCTGCGAGATTAGCCATGATGTGATGATGGACACCACCTTCAACAAGCACGCCATCGCTCAAGGCGTGCAGACCGAGGCTGGCGTGGATGCTATGCGTGAAATCCTTGAAGCGATTGCCGAAGAATGGGGACACATTGAGATTGTTGAATTGGAGGATAAGCATGTCCACCCTTACACCATCTCCGTCTTGACGGATGATGGCGAAATCAACTATCCCGTTGAATTGGTCGGCATGATTGACGGTGTGTTCCGCCACCCCGACGGACACCTCGTTGTCGTTGAATTGAAGACCGGCAACGCCAATTCATCCAAGTTGTCAAGGACTCGTGGCGAGTTGTGCTTTTACCGCAAACTTTTGATGCTCAAGGGCTACGATGAGCCTACCCATTTCTTGACGATTTTCCCCGATGCTGACAACCCCGACTTCCTCATGTCGTTGATGGGTAAGCGCAATACCCAAGTCTACATGGGCGACTCGCAGGGCTTGGCCGTGTATGAGGTCGTCGGCAAGCGTAGCATCAATGCGATGGAGAAAAAGTTAAGCAACGCCGTTCACGGTATTATGACTCAAGAATGGCCTATCAAGTGGAATGACTACTTTTGCACCCAATGGTGCGAGTTTCATTTGTCATGCAACGAAGAATTGCTTGGAATCGGTGATGCAATATGAAGGGATGCCCGAAGTGCGATAGTGGGAATGTTCAAGTTGAAGTGATGTGGCGAGTGACCGGTAAGGAAGGTGACGCACCAGCCCAACTTGATGTAGCAGAATGTAAGGAATGTGGACACCGATGGACGCTGGACTAATTTCATTCCCTCGTGAAATGGGGCTCAAGCGTTCCCTGTGCAAAAGCCGAGAACAACTCCGAACCTACATCGGGAGACTTAACGGTAAAAGCAATCTCTACACCTCGCTCTACGCCTTCCGTGATGTAGAGCGCACAAAGTCGTGGAAGGTTGATACAACAACAGCCATCATAGACCGCGCGTGGTGGGACTTTGACGCTGGCGAGCGAGGCGACATTGAGCAGGTCAAGAGCGATGTTCGTGAATTGCTCACCCGTTTGGGAGGAGATTGCCGAGTTGTTGCCACGGGTCGTGGATTTCATGTTCACCAATTGTTCAGCCGACCTGTGGTGGGACGAGATTTTGATACGCATTTACAGCGATACCAACGAATGATGAGCGACGGCCTTCCGACGCTGGACGGCTTCGCTTTTCCCGCAAAATTAACTCGTATTCCGAACACTTACAACTGCACCCGCAAGCGGTGGGCGGTCGTCATTCCCCCGAAGGCCATCCTTGACGACGGTTTCAAAATCCCCAAGCATCCCGTCAAGGAATGGAACGAGTATTGTCCGTTCTTCGGTAAGCCCAACAATAGCGACTTTGACTTCGTGATGTGGGTCACCAACAACCCGCCGCCGAAGGTGGAGATGCAACCTTTCACGGGAGAAGTCGGTTCAGCAGGTGATGTCCCTATCATGCCATGTCTTGAGAAGGCCATCAACGCCAACAGTCCAACGCACGAAGTCCGTGTGGCTCTCGTCCAACACATGAGTCAAGAGTTGCGGTGGTTCGCTGACCCATCTACACTTTCCCAAGAACAACGACGGGAGATTGAGGACACCATCTTCTCTTACCTTAAAAGTCTTAATTGGGACAATTGGAATGAACACAAAAGCCGACAGGGCATCCGCACCAACATTGGCTACGCAAACGCCCCGTCCTGCCGCTGGTATAACCTGCGTGGGATGTGCGAAGGCAAGTGCTGGCGTTATGACGGAACCATAGATTGATAAAACGGAGGTAAAATTAACCACCATGCTTCTTATTGACCACCGTGAGAACCCCAAACTGATTCACAAATTGCTGGTCAAGTTGGGAGATGCCGATAAGGACGAACGAGGCCACGCCCGCACCCTGCAAATGAACACCGGAGACTATGTGCTTGGTGATTGGGGAATTGAGGCGAAGGAAATCAATGACCTTTACCGTAGCATTCTCGGTATCGGTCGTTCCCGCACAATCGTTGGACAACTCACCGACTTATGCGAATCGTTTGAGAAGCCATTCCTCGTGGTCTACAACACCGAGTTGAAGCCGTGGTTTCACGGACGCAAACCGACGGCACGAGAATTGTCGGAAGAACGACGCAAGATGGCGGCGGTTATCCATTCGTTCAAGTTGACGATGCACCAACGATTCCCCAAGTTGCACTTCCTTCAACTCACGACGATGGACGACTTCGTGGAATGGCTCTACATCAACCACCGACAAAATGTTATTGCAAAAGTAAAACCACCAAAGGCACACAAACCCGAACAGGTTATCGTTGAGGAAACCGATGATAGGGTCAAGGCGTTAATGGGGTGCGGCATCTCACGGGAACAATCCGTCGCCCTGTTGGAACACTACGGCTCAATCAGCGTGCTGTTGCAGAAAAAGACTCGGCAAAAAGAAATGGTAAAAGTAAGCGGCATCAGCCACAAACAGGCCAAGCGTGTGCTTTCTCTTCGCAAGGACTTCATCAATAAGGCTTGAAGCCCAACGATGAGGTTCCGAATCCCTTGATGCTGAACCGCTGGAAATTCACGGCGACATTGTGAACCACCAACGACGAGTAGTCGGCGTCGTCATCGCCTGTTCCGGGCGTTCGCTTGATTGATACACTGATGGTATTCCCTGCTGTGGATGCACCGTTGAGACTCGTTGTGAAAATCGGGAAGGCACGCTTCTCTTGGTTTCCGCTCAAGGTGATGGTGCGTGAATTCGTAGAGCCGGTTTCAAGGCATTCAACATCAACGGTCAAGACGGCCTTCGTTGTCCCGTCGCCACCGAGCGAATACATCCCGTTGATGGTGAGGATTTCGTCGGACACATCGTCGGGCACCTTCACGCTCATGGCGTGCGTCTGTGTGTAGCGGTTGCTGGATTCGGGATTGACGACTCCCGTGAACACCATACCCTCCGACGACGACAACGCCGTGGCGGATGCCGCTTGGATGTCGCTTCCGAGGCCGTCTACGGCCCGTTGCGTGTTCATGGGGGGTGGGGTGCGCTTCTGCCCAAGAACGCCAAAGGAGGACTCGGAAACGCCCATTTCCAAGAAGTCCATGCGACCCTTCGTGTTGCCGTAGGAAGATGAAGCCATCGTGTTGCTGTTGAAGGTCTTGAGGAACGCATCTTGAACGCTTTGCGACCTACCGCCTTCAAGGCGAGCCGGAGTTACGGGGTTTGTCCCGATGCCACCCGAAACTGGCGGCCCGACGGGTGGGCGTGGGGGGCGTGGCCGCTCACGGGACGAGCCACCGCCAACTTGACCGCTGGATGCCTGTTGTCCCCGACCACGGGCGACGGATGGGAACAGATAGCCACCTAAGCCGCCCTTCTCTTTGGTTTGGTCGCGCTCAAGAGAAAGGGACACTTGCTCAATGTCCCTGCCATCAACTCGCCAATCAATGTTCGTGATAACCATTGACTCCGAGGACAGACCGAGGCCGCTGTCCGTGAAGGTGACCGTCGTCGCTGGTCGCCACCGGATGTCCTCAACGATGTGAACCCGTGGACAGTACCAAGCGTTTCTCGCACCCATTAGACCGGTCATGTTGTCATATTTGCGTGCGCCGAGAGGGAAGATGGATTCGCTGTTGGTTGCCGCCCATGCGCTCGGCCCGAAGTTGGTGATGTCGTGTGCATTGTGGAGGATTCCCGACGCCGATGGGTCGCCGCATCGGTGATACAGAAGGGACTTGAGATAATCTACATTTACCGAAACAATAATCTTCGCACCCGACGGCTGAGATAACCAATAAGTGGAGGGAATGTCAACCTCATAAAACCCGTTGCGCTTGACATTAACCGTGGTGAAGGACGATGAGGTTCCCTCCAGCGTAGGGGTCAATGTCGGAAAACCAGCGCGCGTGAAAAAGTTGGGAAATTGGCCCGGAACCGCTTCGTCAAATGCGAAGTCCGTCAATCCGATGGTGAATTCTGCGTTATCAATGTCGGTTCCGGTCTGTCCGTCTTTGAGGGCGACCCAAACGCGAAGGTGTTCGTCCGTGGTGGTATCGCTCGTTAGCGGGCAACCGCTTGGGATGTGGACGACCTGCACCGCATGGCTTAGGCTGTGTGCGCCCCACCACCAATAGTGGTCACCGTAGGTATCGGTGTCATTGAGACTGCCTCCGGGCGTGACATATCCCTTGCCGAACCGTTCACGATAGAACGAATCACTTCCGTTTTGTCGTCCGAGGTTCCCGTCCAAACCGTTACACATTCCTTGAGCCAGCGTTCCGTTGTATGCGGCCCAATCCCAATTTTTTCTGTTCGCATAACCGGGGAAATAAGGCCACGAAATGAATCGCTCTATCCAGTCCGCATTCACGCCGTTTTCGGCGTGTCGTGTTGGGTCAGCGATGTAGCCGTATCGCCCTTTGTCCAGCATTTTGTCGTCATGCGTCAAATCCCGCATGACATCGCCTTTGACTCGGATGGCCTTTGTTTTAGCCTTGAAGTATTCTTCTTTTGCCACAGCCTCGGCCTCTTGCTCGCTCGTGATTTCGGGGATTTCAACGATTTTCCACCGGTAGGTTTGGTTTAGCGTAGGTGCCGGATGGTCTGCGAAGGATGCACCGTTGTTGTAGTAGACCCGAACATTCGTGATGTGGCCCGACATTTGAGCGTCAAGTGATGATACCGTCAAGATGTCGCGATTCACCACTTCACCGAGATTGTAAGTCGGACGAATCTCCAATTTGTTATCCCGCCCCATTTGATAGGTGATGGGTAGCCGCTTGCTGTTGTCAAAACCGAAGCCTGTGGCTTCCACGGATTCACGGAGGATGGAGAACATGGACTTGCCACCACGGGCGTCGTAGGGCGCACCGAAGGAGTCAAAGTTGGCATCCGTGCCGTCGGTCGTTTGATTGATTGTTAGGGGAATGGAACCGTGGTCAAACCAACATGAGATTGCTGATTGAGCGAGCCAAGTCTTGGACAGGTTCAGCGACCACAGGAAACGGGCTTTGTCGCTCAACCAATAGGTGCCGATGTTAGGCGCAACTACATGGCCGTCAATCTTCATCAAGAAGCGCAGTGCGTATCGGGGACTTACACTTCCCACAATAATAACCTCGTCAAACGCACCTGCGGCGTTTGTTTGACCTTGCTGGTTGAGGGCGATTTGTGCCGTGCTTCCGTTGCTCTTGATAACATCGTCCATCAAAATGCCTTCAAGGTAGGCTTCGGCGTTGGTCGTGCTTCTGTTAGTAGCCGCATCCGGTTCGGTGTAGATACCGTAGAGTTGTTGCGGGATGCTGATGCTGTCGCTAAGTGCGACATCCTGTCGGGTGCTTCCGCTTTCCGCTGTCGGTGTGCCGTCAATCACAATCGTCGTCGCCGTCACGCTGGAAATCTGTGCGACCCACTTCGCAGTGACATTCCGCACCCGCATACCGGCTTTGACGCCATCGTTCACGAAGTCTGCACCACTACAAGTGATGGTCATACCCGAACCCGAAGCAGTGCTGGTTGCCGACTCAACAACGCTGGTGTCCAACTTGCCGTCGTAGACATACCAAAAAATCTCAAAGGATGGATTCTGCGAACCGGAACCACGGGTCGCCTTCATCTTGCCGAAGCCGTTGTCTGCAAAGTCAGCGATAGCCGAGGTGGAGGGCTTGGTTTCAATCACCGTGTCAGCGAGGTTGATGGTGCGGTTCAATTCAGCGGTTGAACCAATCCACCGTCGGAAATTTTCTTGGAAGCCATACGGCACAGCGTTGTTACTCACGGTGCTTGAGGCTTGAAGCCAATAACTGTCCATGAGGATAGGGAAGCCGTGATATTCGGTTTCATAGTCCCCGATGTTCACGGTTCCTCCGCTACGCTGTCCGAAGGTTCCACTGTTGATAAAGGTGTTAAGGTTAAAGAATTTTGAGCAATCGTAGACAAGCAACGAACCTCCGGTGTCCTCCCAATCACGAAGGACGGACTCACGGTGCCCGACTTCTGCTTTACGCAAGAATGGCCCGGTGGCAGTCAAGGGCTCGCTGGAAGTGAACGGTGTGGTTGAACACTTGAACAGGGTCTTGGTGGCAGTCGGGCTTCCCACAGTGAGCGAGGAAATGGTGTGGATTCCATCGTAGTTGTCGGAGTTGAAAATAATCACTTTGTCGCCAACAGCCAAGTCGGAAACGCCGCTATCGGCAGTAACCAAAGCAAATTCAATACCTCCTGCATCTTCGGCTATGACGGTTGAGAGTTGAATTGTCGGGCCATCTCCAAGCGGGGTTGACCAAGGTGCGTTAGTCGTCGGGTCAATCTCCCCGTCCAACTCCCAAATGTCCAAATCGTCACCAATTTTCAAGTCGGTAAATTCGTCGTAAGAACCGTCGTCGTTAAATTGGTCAGCGAAGGAAATCGTGACATCATAATTTTCCTTGACGGGTTTTATTAGGCCAAAATTCTTTTTGCGATAACCACCGTCAGCGTCGGCGTCACCATTGTTTCTCATGTCGGCCCATTGAAGCCAAATGTGCTTGTAGTCAATGCCCGTAGAAAGCGTATAAACGGCCTCTCCGCTTGCGTGGTCAATGGATAGGCCCTTGACCCCCACGAGGTAGTGGTTGCCGTCGTCAGCAGGGCTTATGTAGCCGTTGTAAGTAAAGGTGTCAACGAACCCGTCCGAGTTGATAACTTGCCCGACTCCGTGCGTTTCCGACGAATCAATGAAGGATGACGAAACTTGAATGACATCCGAATCAGCCGTGAACGCCGCTTGTGCTGTCCCCGCATCCACGGATTGGAAGCCGTAGACGCCGAAGTGTTTCTTGAACCAAGCCGACTTCGGCAAGTCCCGCATCCAAACGGCGTGCTGGTCGCGATAAAGCAATTGCGGGTCGTCGGTATCGCTCACAAATCCTTCCTCAAAGGTATAATCCACCGAGCGACCGGTGATAACGGGAAGTGAACCGCTTGTCACATCTGTTTTAACATAAAACTTTCCACCGTGGGATTGCGTAGCAACGGTCGTGTAGAATCCGGCGGCGGGGTCAGTCCCGCCGTTTCCGTTCTCCGAAACGGTGATGATGTCCCCGACCTTGAGGGCTGTTCCATCGCTCTTGATTGGCTGTTCGCTGAAAGTGAGAATCACATAGCCGGACTCCGCACCCGTCGTTGGGTAGGTGCTTCGGTCGCCTTGAAGGATGCCGGAACCGTTGGTGGCGTTTGGCACATAGGGGATGTCCGATGAAGAGTATTCTAACGCTTGATTTCCCGAAACACCAAAGGGCGTGTTGTCAATGGAAGTGATGGTCTTTCCTTCGGCGTTGTGGTCAGCCGTTCCGTAGATGTCGGGGGTGTCGCTGGTCGTGTAGCCCGTTGAGCCGTGAGCCATGATAACCTGCGTAAGACCACCGGTTTCTTTGTTGATGCCCTTAACTTTGTAGCCCATCCATTCGTTCTCAACGCTGTTCGGGCCAGCCAAGTCCTCGTTGTTATACATTTGAATCGGGTGAGCCGTGTTGAGTTGCGTTCGTTGTGTCGCCAACTCGGTGTAGGATGTGGCCGATTCAAAGCCAAGCGTTGTCTGTGTCTCTTTCATTCGTGCCGCACCCATGAACATTGACTCGGAGAGTAGGTCAACTTCTGCTTGGCGTGAAAGCACTTGGTCGCTTGAACCGAGTCCGACTTGTCCGATTTCCCAAGAGGTGATTTGACGGTCAAGCAACGACAGTGAATCGCGAGCGGAGATGTTGATTTGTCGTGTCCGGTCGTCGGCAAGTTGTTTTACGCTAACACTTTCAATGATACCCGACCACAGGGGGCGGTCAATGTTGCCGCTAAACATGAGCAACCGCCAATCGGTGATGTCGTCGCTGGTGAACCACGGCGTAAGGTTCTGCTCGGTGTCGTCGTCAAACACCGTGATGCTTGCTTGACTCACACCGTTGACAGGCATGGTGCAAGTCCATGAGTTGACGGGTGCAGGGAGAGCGGTTCCATCGGGCATATCGGTGAGGGGGCGGTAAAGAGCCACACGGTCAATCATTGTGACGACTACCATTCTGTTAAATGTATTGGTAATACCACTGTTTTGCATGAACAACTCCCATCCGGTCAACTCCGAGGGAAGGAAGGCCGCTGTTGTTTGCGAGTTGTTGTTCATGGTGTAGCCCGATGAATAAGAGCCGCCAGCCGTGTTGCTTCCGGTCACCTCGGTGCCGTCGTGATACACCTTGAATTTGTTGTTGGTGTAGTCCAACTTGAAATCCAAGTCAAACCATGCGTCTTTATCGTTTAAGGTTCCGACTTTATCCCCGCCACTAAAATACATGTGGTATCTCCCAACACCCCCGCTCAATCCTTCTCCGGTGTCCGGTTGAATTGTCCACTCAATCGCCGCCGTTCCTCCGCCGCTACCTGTCGCCCCCCATGTTGTATTTACGGGAAAACCAATTTTAAGTGTGTAAAATCCCTTTCCTTCCGTCGGTTCACCGAAACTGCTCGGTGGGGTTTGGTCATAATCACCCATCATCATTTGTGTGCTTAATCGGATAGTGAAATAATCACCGTCGGATTTGCTGTTTAGGTTAGCCGATGATGCGATTATCGGTCGGTATTGTCCGCTTGGTGTTTGATTGTCTAAACGATGTGCATTTCCATCTTCACTGTAAGTGGTTATCGCCAAAAAAGGCTTTTTGGAGGGGGAAACAATCGGCAAGAAAATAACTTCGGCGTGGTCTTCGTGAGCAAAGGCGTTTCCGGTAGTTGGGTCATACGCGGCCATGTTTAACCTTTCTCCTGTCCAAACACCTGTCAAATGAGCGTAGTTGTTCCAATCCGGGTGTGCAGAATTGGAACTTCTACCTGCTTTAGACGCGGCCCAATTTAATTTATTAAATTCATACCTGCTTTCCCGACCGTGTGTTGGGTCGGTGTCGCCTCCGGGGATGTAGTAGCGGATGGACGAATCAGCCGACCCGGTGATAAGCATATAGGTGTCGTCTGTGGATGCAACACCCGCCTTGTCATACCGCACACGGTTTGCGTTTGTGTTGCTGTTGGGGTATTGGATTTGCGAGCGACCAGCCCATCGTGCGCCTTTACTCAATCGGTTGCTGTCAAAGGTTGCCCAACGAGCGATGCCGTCATTGGAAAGCAAGTAGGAAGATGCAGACGAAAACTCGTTGTTGTTGGCTCGGTCGCGAACAGACCAGCGATAGCGAGGGTTGAGGGGGGCTTCCCCGTTAAGCAGGTTGCCGTGGTGTGTTTCATCGGCGTTGTAAGCACCATCGGTGGACGGTTGGTTGTTGTCGTCGGCAATCACACGAGAGCCGAGCCAATCCTCATAGTAGCCAGCGAGCCAAAAACCGTATTTACTTGTGCCTGTTCTCGTCATGTTCTCACTTCTCTATCTATGCGTTGGGGATGTTGAGTCCCAAACCGTTCAACTGCTCTACAACTTGCTTCGTGATTTCGTTTGCCGCCTGTGTGGTCGTCATTCCGTTGAAGTTGTTGGTCATAATGACCTCGGTGCTGGCAACCAGCGTTTCCACACCTTTGTTCACAACTTGCTTTACCATGTCGCCAGTGATGTTGCCCTTTGCCATCCCGAAGAACATTTCCTCACGAGCGTTGCTAAACTCAAAGGCGGCTTCTCTTGCCGCTTCAATGGGCCCGATGAATTCTTCTTCAATTTTAGCACCGGCACCGTCAAAACCGAAGCCGTTTGCTTCGTTGTCCTGTTGGAATTCACGGAAGTCCCGGTCTAAAATGTCCAAGAAGTCGGGCATGGATTCGGCCATCAACGCCGCTTCAAGCACCGCACCTTGATATTCAGCAGGGATGGCCGCAAACGAAGCCGCCGCTTCCTCACCCAAGCGTCTTACCAATTCCTCGTGCGTTTCGTATTCCAAACCGAATGCGCCACCGGCACCCTCAATCGCAGATTCAGCCACGACATCCTCAAAGAAGCCAAAGACTTTTCCGCCAATTGTTTCTCCTTTGGCTTGTTGCTTCAAAAATTCTTCGTTGGCATTTTTGTAGGCTTGAGCGGCGTTGAACAATTCTTCGGCTTCCGACAGGTCGTTTGACAATGCCTGTGCTTGACGCACAGCCTCAATGTCTTGGAGAACCTGCAACTCTTCCTTCAAAGCGTCTAACTGTTCTTGCTTGATTCGCAACAACGCTGGCTCGGTGATGTTCGCCATGTCGGATTGGATGTCGGCAATCGCTTGCTCGGTGTCAACTCGCATTTGCTGAACGCCTTGAAGGTCGGTCATTTCAAGGGATGAGGCCATTTTACGGTATGCCTCGCCAGCGTAGAGAGCCGAGCGGGTCATCCCATCAAATGATTGAGTAAGGGAGTCAGCACCGTCGTCCATGTCGGGCATCAATTTGTAAGCGATGTAGGAAATAATTCCAATCACAACGGTCGCCTTACCGAACGCAATAAACGCTTTGTTTAACGCTCTCATGTTGAACGCCGCAAGACCAGCGGCCTTACCTGCGCCGTTTAATCCGGTCATAAGTCCGAAGGATGCCTTCGTCGCCGTGACCATCTGTAAGGTCATCGGAATCATGCTTAGATTCATCAAAACCATGCTTGCGCGGGCCATTTTTTCATCTTCGGAAAACATGGACAACGCCATGCTTGCGGCACCAAAACCTCCGGTTAATTGCATCAACTTCATGTTCATAAACATGGCCGCATCCACGGTCTGTTTCGTTTGGACTTTTACAGCACCCAAAGCGTTTCGGAAAATTGCCAATTGAGGAATCAATTTACGCAGGGCCCCTTCGTCAAGACCATACGCCATAGCCAACTCTCGTGCGGCTTTTTCGGCCTGTTCCATAATGAGGTTGTTTTGATTCTCGGCAGACGACTTTTGCATCGTGATGGAGATAATCTCCATGTGAGCGTTGCGTAAGATTTTGGCGGCTTGTGTTTCCCCTTGAATCGCCGTAGCGTTTTGTAAAGATTGTATGTTCTGTCGTCCTTCCTGTGCCAGCAATTTAGCATTGTCGGACAACTCCTGCTTTTTGGCGTTCAGTGCCGCTTGGTCAGTAAATTTAAGGTTATTTTTAACTTGTAGTCGTTCCCTTTCTTTTTGGACAATTTGTTCTTCAAGGTTAGCCATCGTGGTTGCGATTTCAACTTCACGCTTCTCCATCTCAACAAGATACCGCTTTTTGATTGGTGCGCTGTCGTCATAGCCTTTTATTTTCTCGTTTTCCACATTTTGGAATCGCTTGTATTTTAGTTTTAATTCTTCAAGAATCGCATCTTCATGCGAAAGTCGCACACTGTTCTTCGCCGCTTGGAGGTTATCAATTTCAAGTTTGAGGTTTCTTTCTCTTGTCATTTTACCCTTATAATAAGCAGAATTGGTAAGCCTGTGAATTTCCAATTTGTTCTTCTTGGCTTCCATCTCTTTGATTTCACCTTGGATAATCAACCGCTGGTCTAACAACTTTGAACGGTTATTTTGCAGGTCTTGGCCTCCCATGTTGAGCAGGGCTTGTTGTGCGTCAAAGCGTTGCTTGTCAAAACGCAACAGGGAAACGGCGGTCAATGCACGGTGATTCTCAACCTGTGCCGTGGATTCTATGGTTTCAAGGTTCGCACGGGCCAAAGCACCCTGTTGGCCGTATGCGCTGGCTTTCACAAGGTCTTGACCGGCGATAGCGCGCTGAATCTGCAACTGCGTTTGCAGGGACACCGTAAGGCTCATCATGTTGAGGTTGGCCTCTACCATTGGGGCAAAAATCTTCCCCATCTGTTGCATTCTCACGACGCCATCAGCAATCGCCCCAAAGACCCTGCCGAAGCCATCGTCTTGCGAGGCAAACTCAGCGAATTGCTCATTCAGTGCCGCTTGTGCGTTCGTGGCACGAATCACGGCTGGCGTAAAAATCCCACCAACTGCGGCCTTTGCATCCGTCAATCGCGATTCAGCCTGTTGTAGCAGGAACGCCTCGTCTTTGAAACGGATGTTCAATTCATCGCTGGCGGCATCCAACTCTTGGATAGCCATACTGTTCAATTCAAGGCTTCGCTGGTAGCCGTCCATCAACTTGATAGCACGAACATAGTGGTCGTTGCCAGCAATCGCTTGTGCGATTTCCATTCGGTGTCGGCTTGACAGTTGTGGGTAAATGGCGGAGATGTCCGCCAAAATGTCGTGCATTGACCGCAGGTTCTTATCAGCATCCTTTGTCTCAATACCATACTTCCGCAGAATCTCGCTGTTGTTGCCTGTGTCGGCACCAAGCCGAGCATACATCATCTTGAGCGCACGACCGGCTTTACCCTGTTCTTCACCGGCTTCAATCAGTGTAGCCGACATGGCGGCCATGTAGGACAAATCGTCGCCAGCCAACTTGGCCGACGAAGCGAATTGGTTCATAACATGGGTCACTTGAGCCATCGTTGCCGACGAACGGTTTTCAACGGTGTTCAGTTGGTTAAGAATCTTGACGCTCTCTTGGCGAATCACATTGACCCGCTTCTGTGAGGACAGTGTGTCAAATTGAGCCTTCGTCAATTCACCATACATGAAGCCGGTCTGCTGTTGAAGTGCAATCAACCGCTTCATGGCTTCCTCGGTCTGCATACCACCAATCATACCGAAAGCAATACCGACTTCGGTTGCGGCAGGGATAGCGGCACCACCACCCACAACCGACGACAACTGCGCCATCTTGGCACCGGCGGCGAGGGCTTGGTCGGCTGTGAAACCAAACTGTGAACCGAGGTTTTCAATCTGTCCAGCCAACAACTCGGCGTCGTCCCCCGCTTGCACGAATTTCTCAAACTCAATCCGAGCGAACCCCAACTCTTTCGCAAGGGGAACGGTGCTATCTACGACCTGCTGGATTTGTTCACCGATAAGCCCAAGACCTTCGGTGATACCCGACAAACCGTCAAGCATCAATCCCTGTAAGACAGTGATTTTTGCTTGGGCGTCACCAATCAATCGCGTGGCTTGGAACGAACCGACGACATCAAAGAAAATACGGGATGCACCGGCTCGCAGAACGAGCATGGTGACTGTGGCGAAAATAAGCACCACGGGCATGAAGGATAGGAACAATGCTTCTATCAAACCTCAACCCTCGCTCAACTATCGCTACGCTCTAAGGGCAAGCCTAAGCCCTGTAAAAAGGCTACACTTTCATTGTCGTTTAAGACTTGGCGTTGTTGTCGCTTTTGGTTGCGACGAGCCACCATACCTTTACCGTCAAATTTCTTTTTGGCTTTGCCGGTCGCTTCGGTGATTTTGTCGTTGATGTCCATAGCCACGAGCAAATCAATGGTCATGCGCTCTTGACCGCCTTCGCCATCATACCTGTCCCACAACTCGGAGGGAAGGGTGCCTTTGTAGGCCATGCACAGCGTTGGTGCTACTCGGAAGAATTGTCCAAAGGGGGCGCACCATCCGGGTCGTCCCCACGCACGAAGCCAAGAATCATCCGCAACTCTTCGCTGGTCAGCGAATCCACATCAAAGTCCTTTGGCTCAATGATTGAGCGAGGAATCCATTCACGCATTTGGGATTCAAGACCTGCGCCTTCCTTTTCCAAGGCTTCGGCAAACTGCTTCTGTTGTTCTTCCGTCCATTCGGAGGTGTCCAAACCAAAGTGCATGTGGTCACGAAAAACTCGTGCTTGGATGTTCTCAATCCTTAACTTGGTCATACCACCTGCTTGTCGGCAGGTGATTTTTGTTCCATCGTCTAATTCAAACTCTTTTGTCAAAACAGGCATACTTTTTTCACTTCTCTTTCCTTTTAGGGGAATACTATACTCATGCTATAATCGCAACAACTGTGCAAATCACGGTGTTGCTGTCTTTCTTTCTGCTTGTAGACGCATTGATAATGATGTCGTCGTTTGCGATTGCGGCTCGCAAAGCCGTGGTCACAGCGGCGGCTGTTCCCTCAAAGGTCAAGACCGTTAATTTGGTCTTGTCGGGAATCGCTGTGCCGCCGTTGTTTGCCAATCAAACCACCTCAGTAAGCACCGGATGTAGCGTTCTTCATGGCAACATCCATCATCTTGTTATCGGTGGTGCTGTAAAGAGCAATAAATGGCACAGACATGGTTTGCGTATCACGGCCCGACACATTGGCGTCGGGTGCTTCAAAGCGGATTTTGTAGAAGTTGAATACCATCATGTCGGCGGTGCTTTCGTCGCCAAATTGAACCTTTAACTCAACACCACTGCCGGACAACTCGTGGCCGTCAGCGGAAGTCAATTGCGTGTAGGTTGGCTCGTCGGAAACTGCCGTGTGAATAATCTTGTTAAACTCAATCGTTCCGCTGATTTCACGGCGTTGGCTTGGTGGAAGGCGAACATAGGTTGCATCACCGAGGCCACAGGCGTTGTCGCCATCACGGTTAAGGGAGATGTCAAAGGAGATGGATTTCACGAGGTTGGAAGCCGTTCCGTTGCCATTGAAGAAAATCTTGGCATCGGAGAAATACAGGGCGGCTCGGTCGGCAAAGGTTGGGGTGCTGAGGGTACCAACTACGCTTTCTGCCTTGCCCATCATGGAGGCAGTGACCATAGCGTATTCGTTGATGTTTGCGCTTACAGAAAGACTGTCAATGGCAACACCGGTGTAGGTGTGTTCTTTTTCTTCACGGCCAACTTTGACGGTAAAAGAACGGTCGGTGCCAGCCTCGGTAAAGGTGTGGGTGTAAGGGTCGCCGGAACCGGTCACGGTGTCCGTTGGGAACAGACCCGAAAGCACGAGGCCGGTAAAGTCGTCCGTGGTCATAGCGAGGTTGATGTCGCCTTCGGAAAACTCCTTACCCGTATTGGACTTAGCCGTTCCGTAGCGGCTCATGTCCGTGCGTTGAAGGACATCGTAGGTGTGCTTGATGGACTCGTCGTCAACTTCGCCGTACACTTCTCCGCTTCCGGGGTCAGTCCCGTAAGTCGTTTCTTTCACAATGGAAACATATCGGTTGTTAAATCCACTCATGGTGTTCACCTTTCGGTGTTCTTTCTACCTTGCGGTTGTTATTTAAGCGTTTCACCGGTGTCGCATATTGATGCGGCGCATGTAAGTCAATGTAAGCAAGTGTGTGCAAATCGTCACCTCGTCATCCATGCGTGACTGCAACTCAAGACTATACTCATAAAGACTGTCCGTCGTCCCGTTCAATCCCGTGGTCGTGTATAACTCATCAAAGCATTCCCCCACAATGTTGAGCCCTAAGCGGTAAGCGTCCTCGTAGGTTGTGCCACGGGTGGTGACATAGATGAGAACATCGTATTCTTGGTCAATCCGACCGCCACCAAGAGCGGCAAATGTGGGCGACCCAAGACCACGCAACAGCACATGGATAAATGGGGGAATACTACGGGACATCATTTCCTGTGAGATGTCATAGCCGTATTTGATTGAGCCAGCGTCAAGGTAAGTCTTGAGATGCGCCCTCCGACTGTTGCGAAGCGACTCCACGATGGATAGACCCATGCGAAGCAGGGTGTCAGTAGCCAAGTCGGAGGGGGCCAACTCAAGCGGAGAAAAAGAGCCTTTGTCAGTTGCATATACCGAGGCCCATTCTACATTTCCTGTGTTGTTGCCCCATTCAATCGTTCGGCTTGAACCGGTTGCGCCGGTCACCGAAAGATACTTTGTTTGTGCGTCGTCGTCCTCAATCATTTCACGCATATACAGACGAGCGTTGCCGGATGCGTCAAGAGTTAGACGAAGTGCAAGGGGAACGGGGTAATCGTTCAGCATTTTGATGTCAAGGTATTCTGTCTCAATCGTTGTCGCACCCACCAATCTAAGCGTTTGAATGTTGCCAGTGGCTTGCACTTCAACTTTGTGAGTCCCGTTGTCTAATTTCATCAGCACTTCTCCGTTGTCCGGGTCAGTTGAGCCGTATTTGATAATCGCAAAAAGCGTATAAGCGTCGGTTGTGGGCGTCACATTGTATCGGGCGTCGGTGACCACCCACCACTTATTCACTTCGCTTGCGCCGCTTCCTGTGGCCGTCCAAGCACCATTGAATTCTCCCGTCGGGGATGTCGGGTTTTCACCGTTAAGTCGGTGATTCCAATACTCTTCTGTCGTGGCGATACTCATACTACAAACCTCTTCATTTTACTTTCAAGGGCATTCTTAATTCGGTTTTGGAAATACCGTTCAGCGTGCCCCAAATAGTCTGTTGCAGGGAAGCCGTATTGGTAGCCAACACCACCGCCGCCATACCAAGCGGTAGGGCCACCCATGCTTCCGACTTGACGACCGTGAACAGCGGCACCACCGGCTGTTCCACGCGTTCCCCTTTTGTGGGTAAATGGGAATGTGCCGGGAGAAACGCCCTCTTGAAGTGCTACGGCAATTTGATATGTGCCGCCCGTGTCGTCCGGCTCGGTGTGGACACCCTCGCCCCCAAGCGTTCCTCCGTGGATGCGTGGCCCACGGCTACCAAACTTTGCTTCAAGCGTGACATCGTCGCCTTGAATCACGGCTTTTCTGTCGCCTCGCTTATCGTAGTCCAGCGAATGAGCAACCAACTTTGCCAACGGCGTGATAGAAGCATGAGCGTAAAGGTAGTTAGTGGTCATTTGCTTGGCGTAGGAAAGTGCCTCGCCGGAAGCAACTTCCATGACCCGTGCGATGTCCTTCTGCAAGTTATCCAACATACGGTTGAATTCTCTTGAATCTACATGGATTGTCATTGACCCATGCGAAGAAGATTTCGTCATGGGTTGATAGTGGACGCCCTTCATCAATCCACACTCCCCAAGTGGGCCAGCCGCTTGAGGTTCATGTAGCCCCGCTCTCGCAGGTTGTTTCCACGGATTGTCCCATCGTTGCTGGCGGTTTGAAAGACGGACTCATCCTCAAGATAATATGCGGCGGCTATGTCGGCGCAAATTTCACGCAGAACATGGGCCATTTCACCTTCTTGCACGGTGACACCGGAAGCGTGGCTAAACGAGATGCCTGTGACGCCGGTAAGGTCGTTGGAGGATTTACCCGTCCATTTGAAAGAATCGCCGTCCACATTTCCGTTTCCAGCACTTGAAAAGCCGGATGCGTCAGACAGGGTGATTGTCGTTGCACCTGCGCTAATTGCGCCGCTGAGAGTTGTTTCTGCGATGTGGTCACTTGGGACATCGCGCCCGTAGTCTCGGAAGGTTTGGTCAATGTCAATCGTAGCACGACGAATGACACTGGTTAGACGATTTGAAGCACGGCTTCGCTGTGCGCTGTCAAGAGCAAGGCGAGAGCCAACATCGGATGTAGTGCAATAGTAGACCATCACATCGCCCCCTGCACATCAACGCCAAGCGAAGCGAACAGGGCAACTGCGGCATACTTGAGATACTTTGCCATTGTAGACAACTCAAAAACGGCTTGCTCAAGCAGAACAAGTCGTTGTTCTATGGAGTCAAACCGCTCGTCGCTCATTCTTCTTCGCCTTCCAATTTTTCTACGGTGTCTTTGACCATTTCAACCACCTCTTCGGCGGCGTCAAGAATTTCATCAACAGTGATTTTGCCATCGGCCTTCATTTCTTTCCACTTGGCAAGCAACCATTTGCCAGCGTAGGCAAGCACGAGTAGGTCAACTAAAATAGCGGTTCCGATAAGTAGCATTGTCTCAATGTCCATGTCTTTAGTCCTCCTTGTGGTATAAGACTTCCTTTGCGGCGGATAGCGGGATGACGGTAAAATGGCGGTTTTCCCCTACCCGATAAATCTTGTAGCCATGAGGTGTCTCTTCAATGTTGACATTGGTGTAGCACCGTTCCGGCGGTTGATATACAATTTTTCCTTTTCTTTTACTCATTTTTTTCACCTTTTTTTTTCTTAAAAATACGATTGCGAACAACTTGTTGCTTCATTATCATGTCTACATATTCTTCTAACCATTTATCCATTCAGCCACCCCTTGATGTCATTTGATGAAGGCATTGTTGGGTATGTGTCGGTAGGCCAACGAGACTCAACAACTCGGTATTCGCCTGTTCTTGACAAATGAACAATCGGCAAGACTTCAAAAGTAGTCCAATCAAAATTAGGGTAGTTTTCAGTTAGAATTTCAAGCATAGACCTCATTATTCAAGCCTCCTTACATCAATAAATGTCCTTGTTTCGGGGCCAGCAAGCACCCCTCCAATTTCCCAAGTGCGACCAGCGCAAAATGCGCTAAAGAAAACTTGACTGCCTGTCGTCAAATAAACGGTTGAAACACCGCTTCCCGAATACCTGTCAATCGTGGAGGTTCGGTTTCGGAACGACAGAATATCACCTGTATTTGAAGAGGTGGATGAAATCGTGAGCCGATAATCAATGGTTGAACCTCCCGATATGCCCGCCAAAAAACCTGCAAAGGTGAATTGATACAGTCCATCGGCGTTGATAGTAAGATAGTCGGGAGTGACTGGGTTAAAACTGAAATCAGTTATGCTCGTAGGGTCATATTGTTCGTATAGCAAAGCCGAACCCGAAAGCCCAAATTGGCCGAAAGATAATTGTTCAGTTGAACCATTAGTAAGAGATGTTATGGAAGAATCAAGAACAAACTTTTGATATTGACCCTTGATAGCACCTTGAGCCGCCGTAGCGTAGTCTGCTGAATTGAATGCCTTGACTTGTGCGAGATTGGTCACCTCGGAGTCCATGAGCGCACCAGCGGCTTGAACATTGGTTGCATTGGTCACATCTGCGCCATCATCAACATTAAGATGGGACAGCATACTGGTTTTATCAACACCGAGAGCGATTGTTCCACTTGTTGTGATAGGAGAGCCCGAATCAACCTCTATACCATCCGAACCTGTCAAAGCAACTGATGTGACAGTCCCGCTACCCCCACCACCACCTCCGCCGACTTCGCTTGAGCCGAGATACAATTTGTTGCTGTCTCCACTGTTAAGCCAAAGGGTGTTTGCGGCTACGCCACCGGGATTGCTGGCTTGTGGATTCAATTCAAGGCCAGTAGGGTCAATAAGTCCGTCCACATCTAACTTACCTGTGATATGGAAATCACCATTGACTTTGGGCATCGGGCCGGAAGCATGACGGGGACTGCGATAGATACCGGGTGAGATTTGACTAAACGACCATGTGCCTCGTAACTTGGGCGTTTTGATTGAGCGAATATCGGCACCTTGCGAAGTGTCATCCACAGGCCCTTTCAACACTACACCGTCGTCTATTTCAAATTCTTCAACGGAAATGTAGGTGTTGTCACTCATCAAGCATTTGTGTCCAGCGGTATTTGCTTTTAGCACAATTTTACGATAATACGCCTCAAAACCCGACGGCATACCATTTGCCCCTGCTGTTGGAATGTAAAACCCACCAACCGTAGCGTAGTATTCTACGGTAGCCAATCCAAAGTCAATGCTGGTGCTGGTGATTGAAAATGCTGTAAAAGAAAATACTTTGAGTCTGTCATTGTCTACCAAGTCGCCATCCGGTGAAAAATCTGTCGGAGAAGATACCGTAAAAGAATCAAAGGTGGCTTTTCCGCTGGTTCCGGTAGGTGCTACATAGTCCGGTGCAAAACGACCGGTAGTTAAGGTCACCGTAGGATGCGCCCCATCATCAAATTTAGTCACGGGAGTAGACGACCCAAGCATTTCAAAAATGACACCTGTTGCATCCCCGCTGTCCCCAATCAGCGCAAATCTTTCGTTGTAAGTTTTGTATGAGCCAAAAAAGTTAGGGGATGCGCCGTGTTCAAAAATAATTTTTGTTCCGGCGGCAGGTGCAACTGTTCCGTCAAGAAATAATCCTTTTACCCTCATATTATGTATAAGGTTTAGGCTATGTGTAAAGTCCGATTCAATGATAATTTCATCAACAGAAAAAGCCGATGCGGGAAGTGCAATATCCCAATCACAATCTTGAAGTCCTTGGTCGTTAAAAATAACAACATCGCCCGCCGCCGGTGAACCAACCGGAAGCCAATTAGTGTTATCGCTTGCGCTTGTAGAAGCCGAACCACTCCAAAAATAATTCGTCATGTTCAAAGCCTCGTCTTGGTTTTACCGGTTTTTAAGGCCGTTCCACCAACTTCCGAGATAAGAGCGAGCATATCCTCGCCACGCTTAATGAAGCCCCGCAACTGTGCGGTTAGCCGAATGTCTTGCTCTTTTCGCTCGGACTCGTTGACATACGAAGGAATTGTATCAATCATCACCTGCAAACAATCAGCACAAACAAGAGCCTTAATGGCAGTTTCCTTTTGTGCTTCTGTCACTACATTGGGTGAGTCGGCGGCGAGAACGCTTCGGTTGCGGGCGGATTTGTTGACCTGCTCGGTTCTCATGCTAATATATTCGGTGATAGTAGCGTCGTTCAAGCCTCGTGGCCTGTTGAGTAAATCACGAATGTTGTCCGTGGTCACGGTCATTCTTCTTCACCTAACCCATTGACAGGCCATTTGTCGTTAAAATCTTTGGGGACATCAATGACTTCAACTCCTTTTGGTGCAACGGGTGTGCGACCAAGCACAAAAACCAACTTGGTTTCAACGATTTCCTTAGCCATGCGACTATCGGGAATCCAATAGGTGTTTGCGTCGGGAAGTAGCGACAGGGGACTGTTGGGTTTGCGTGAAGCAGGTTTGGCTAAACGAACAAGCCATCCGTTGCGGGATAACCAATGTTCGGCTCGGTGACGAAGGTCTGCGACTTTTGCGCCTTCGGGAATAACGATACCTTTTTTGTTGAGTTGTTTAACCAATTTTGCACGCTCGCTCATGCCTTCTTCTCCTTCTTTGCTCTACTACTCTTCTTTGGTTTTACCAGTAAATAACGGTTAGACTTGACATCCCAACGGTAAATATCACCGTTTTTGTCTGTCCATTCTTCAATCACGAAGAATCACCTAATCAGTTGCCTTCAATGTATTCAACATTGATGAAGAAAACACCTGCCGTCAAAGCGGCGGTTGCCACGGTTGCGACAACTGGCGTAGGGACACCCATTTTCAAGGGAAGGTCGTTGGTTCCAGCAAAAACAGCATCCAAAGTTAGCGAAGCCTTACCAGTAGCGGCCTTGAAGGCATCTGTGTTGCCAAGCAGACCAAAAGCGACGGTAGCCGAACCACTTGAAGTGACTGCCGTTTCAATTTCAATCGTTGCGTTGGTGATAATCGCATTTTCGGGAATCAGTTGAGCCGTTCCACTTTCGTCATTGAGCGTGATAGCCCCAACTGCACCACCGTCAGTAGCAAACGAATACTTGAATGAAAGGTGCTTTGGTTGGTTCCCGTCAGTCTTGGCGTTGCTAACAGCGTCGTCAGCGAGATACTTCGTTTCCACGAAGTCTTGAAACTTTCGGTTTTGAGCCAATTAACTCACCTCAAATGACACCGGTAATCTTGGCAATACGGTTTGAGGTTCCAGCGGAAGCACCGTCTTGGTGTTCGTGAACCACTGAGCCCATGTAGCCGGTCAAGAGCCAGTCAAAACCAACGCCGGGAAGGCGGGTCAACTCGGTTTCTTGGTAGCCAGCACCGTTGTAGGTGAAGAATTCAGCCGTTTCGGCACCGGGAATCAACAGGAGAGCATCGGAACCAATGGCGGCGGAGGCGGCACCCTCAAGGAGTTTTCCGCCCGTGTAGTCTCGCGTGTAGTAGATGGTCATGTTGGCGACTCGGCGCATGTGGTCTTGAAGGGACTCCACGACATTCCCGTAGAGTTGGGTGTTCAAGAGGGCACTTCGGGTGGAGGCAGGGAGGATGAGAGCCATTGGCTCGTCGCCCGACACACGGCCTTCTGCGAAGATTTTGTCCATGGTTGCCAAGAGGTCAGACTCTTCATCAGCCGAAGCACTACCGAAGGTTGCGGTTGCGGCTTGAGACTGTCCAGCACCAGCATGAAGGGTGGAAAGAATGTTGTTGTCTATGACATCTGCACGGCCACGGACAATAGCAAGTTGCTGGCGGTCAATGTTCTCAAAGGACTCACCACGGAGGCGCACAGTGTCAAGGAACACACAGCGACCTTGACCCTTCTGCAACTTCACGGTGTAGTTGCTGGTGCCAATCTTGGTTGGGTCAACCGTTGCGGCGTCGTCCAGCGGGTAGGAGAAGGTTCCTTGAACACCGGTGTACCACTTGAATTCAAGCCAAGGGACGGTTCGGGTTCCAACGACCTGCGTTCCGACTGCAATACGGGTGGATTGAAGTTGAATGAAGTCTCGTAGGGTCTGCTCAAGAACGGCGTCACCGGTTCCGAAGGGGCCAGCGGCGGCGGATGCGTTCGTCATAATGTCTTCCAAAGATTTGTTCATATTTTTCCTCTCCTTTCATCAAGCAGTTGCACATTGGCTGGTGTTCACGGGGATGAGGTCGCCAGCCGTAGCGACAGTTTCACCTTCACCGACATAGACTCCGACCAACTTATCAGACCCCGCGGTTCCTCCGACACGACCGCTACCCTTGAGGTAGACAAGTTGTCCCGTGGTGTAAGTTTCTGCGAGAGCGGCGACCATGTGGACTCCGCCCATTGGGAAGTAAGACACCGTAGCACCCGTGGTTTCAAGCACAAGGTCGGCATCTCGGCTGGATTCGCCAGCGGACACACCCAAAGGCACATCCGTTGCGGCACCAACTTGAAGTTTGTTGTTCGTTCCATCCTTTGAAAGAATGATACCGACACCGCTAACGGTTTCGGCATCTTTCAAAGTTGCGTTTCGGGGGTCGTTTCCTGTAAATGCTACCATTTTATTTCACCTCAAAGTTGTTCAAATCGTGGGGCACGAATGCGGTCGTCGCTGGTTTCAACACCGGAAAGCGTCTTGTTCCAAGCGGATGCCCAAGCGTTCCATGCTTGGCTGTAAAGGGATTCGGGAGTCTCCACCATTTTACCGTTAAGGTAGTTTGCAACGACCTTCTCGGAGACAGGGGCAGGGGAGGATTCTTCGGAAGCCACGGCAGGTTCAGCGGGCTTCATGTCCACAACAGGTTCGGGGTGGCTCTCCTTCCAAGAGGCGATGATGGACTCAAGGGTTTCGGAGGAAAGGTCTTCGTGGCCCTTCATGCCGAGGGAGGTTGCGGCTTCAACGAGGGACAGGCGGGATTCTTCGTGCTTTGCGGCTTCCATAGCACGCATGTTTTCCAATTCTGCACGGGCAAGCACCAATTCTGCTTGAAGGGCTTCCATTTCACTCGCTTGAGCGTTTTCTTCAACAATATGTTCTTCGGACATGATGTCGTTCTCCTTTCGGTATTCTGTGTGAGAAGCGGTTTGACTTATCAAGGTTTCTTCGGTGGAGGCTGTTCTGCGAGCGCGAGGATGCCCTTTGGGAAGAAGGTCATTGTCTTGCTTGTAGTTGGGGTTAGATGGCCTACCGGTTCGTAGAAGGTAAAGGAAAGCATTGACTCGTGCGATACCCCAACCGTTGCGGGACATGTTAGGGGCGTGACTTGTGGAGAAAGCACCAGCACCACGACGGAACACAGTAAGAAGCGCACCCATAGAGGCTTTACTACCTTTACCCTTCTTGTTATGTTCCTGCATTTTGTTTTGAATGGTCTTACGGGTAGCGGGCGACACAACAATTGATTTATTGGGTTTTTTGGCTGAACCGGGTGGATTTTTCTTAGAACCACGCCGTCGCTCGCTTGGCTTGGCTGGCGTTTTGCGTGGGTCATTGGGGCCGGGTCGTCCATGCTGTCCTCCGTGCTTCGCTTCAACTGTCTCTTCAATCTTTACCGCACTTTCAATGGTTGCGCGTGGATAAGCGGGCTTGTGGACGATGGCGAGATGGTCAAAGGTAAAGTCCATGTCAAAGACCATGCCTTTTTCATTTGCTGAGATGGGAACGCCGTAGCCGCCAATAGATACACCGTAGTCGGGCTTAAGCCACATACCGGACTCCAAAGCCTCAAACAATTCGCTTCGTGCGACATGGGCAACATAGCGGACTTCATACCCCTCTTCTCCTTTGTCATCCATTTCAGCAGACGCCACAATACCAACATTGGCTTCGTTGACGCCGCCATCGGTGTTGCGCTCAAAGCCAACAGCCTTTGGCTTTGGATGGTTAAGGGTTAAGTCTGCACCAAACATTTGCTTGACGGTGGCTTCGGCACCACGCTTTGTCAAGGCCCACTTGTTCTTGTTGAAACCCTCATGGAAAGCAACACCTTTTATTTCCATAATAGTATTGCCTGTGGATGCCTCAACAGTTGCGCTAATGGATTCAACGGATGCTTCCATTGTGACATTGACCGGCTTACAGGTACCATTGACCATTTCTTCTCCGATGGGGCATTCTTCCGACGCCTTCATCTTTTTATCATAGCCAGCGGTTTTTTCTTCATCCTCATCTTCGTGATAGGATGCGAGTTTTTTTCCTGTTTTTTCCTCGTATTCTTCGTGACTCTTACCGGGCATAAACACAGTATCGTCACCTTCCTTATGAGAATGAATGCCATCAAGACCTAACTCTTTTGCTCGGCTTTGCGCTTCGCCGGGATTATCAAAAACATCGCGACGAATCATTTTGGCTTCAACGGCTTCTGTGCAACCACAACCACAGCCACCTTCCTCAGCCTCAACGACTTCTTCAATTCCTTCAAGGATTTCTCCTTCGTTTTGCATCCATTCATCATAGAGCAACCATGCTCTTTTTGCATCATAGGATTCGCCGTTTTCCGCTTCAACCTTGCGCCCACCTTCCCATTGTCGGCATGACCAATAGCGTGCTTTGGTTCGTGGGCCGGGACTGTCGCAGTTGTGGCGACTTCGGAAGTTTTTGCGCCGTTGTGGGTCATCACGCTTGATTTCCATGTTGGGGTCGCCAAAGCGAACAATCACAACACGACCGGCTTCGTTTTGCACATACACGGCAAATTTCTTAGGGCCACCGGAGGTGCGGAACGGTTTGTTGAGCGTCACCTTTTTTCCTTGATATTCGGCGGATTCAACAGTTTCGCTTTGCGCCTCGTCATACATAGAGTTGCAGACAGCCGCACGCTGTTGTGTGCTTGGGTATTTTGCTACGGTCTTATCGTCACCCATGCACCTATCCATGTAAGCGTCACGGCTTTCGCCATCACGAACATCGGGCATGGGCTATCCACATACCGAGTGACTTTTAATCTAATCGCCACAACTGTTGTCCGTCGTTTCGTATTTCATCATACAATTTTTCAGACATAATGTCTCGGACATCCTCGTAGGATAGAACAGCCTTATAACCCAACTTTGTGACTACTTTTACGAGATTTGCCATGTGTGTGCCGTCAATTGGATTTAGAACAGTTATTTTTGGCCTTAAACCAAGATGGTGATTGCGAACCGATAACAAATAGGAATGCCAGCCACTTTGCCGGTATTCGGGAAGAATAAAAGTATTGCCAACAAAATGAAAGTGCCCTAAGTCAAGGGAACCTGTGTAGCCTACGGGGTGCCCGTCATAACGAAGCACCCAATGAGACATCAAGTCAAAAATTTCGGGATAGCCTTTTTCCGATGGCGTTTGGTATTCGTAAGGCCAAGCGTCGTGAAGAAAGCGATACTTCTTTACCGTTAATCCTCTTTCTTCTTCCATACGGCCTTACCTTCCGCCACCAATTGTATTCTTGCTCGGCGTTCTTCGGCATCCATCGTATGTTTGTGTTCTTGGGCTTTGAGAGCCATTTGGCGTTCCAACTCGGCACGCTTTTCCATAACACGGGTTTGGGACTCAATGACTGATGGGTGCAATTCTGTTTCAGTCTGTTGTTCTTGCTTCCACAACTCAAGCATGGTTGCGAAGGCTGGTTGTGCCGTTCCACCAATGATTGCGATAAGGGCAATAAAGCCCTCAATGTTTTCAAGCACGACATCGGGTTTGGCGATACCCATAGCGACTACTGCGCCACTGGCGGCAAGCCATAGATAAACGGCGGGAAGTGCCGTCCACTTAATCATGCGGTCGTTCACTGAATCTTTGTGTTCTCTTGTCATAATTTTCACACCATTTCGTTGCTTCTTGGTAGCGTTCCCGTTTGCTTAGAAGTTTTATCCAATCGGGTTTCACCGTCGCTTTCGGGTTGCATTCCGATGAGGTCAAGTGACTGATTAAGTGTTAGGATTCCTGCTTGATAACCCATAACTGCGCGCTTCATAGACTCAATCGGGGACTCTTCTGCGATAGGTTCAAACATGAATTCGGGCAAGTCTTTCATTTGATGCTTGATGCCTTTTAATTCAAGTTGCTTAGAAAACAATTGCATAACGCCTTGCTTGACGATAGATTGCAGACGACTGATAGCAGTGTTGGCCCACATGTTGGCGTTGTAGGTGGCGGCAAAGGTTGAGCCCTTTTCTTGACCGGCGGCAACACGAGGCACATGGAGAACAGCGGCAACATTGGCACCCACCATGTCAAGGAATCCGCTATTGTCGGGAATGGTGTTGTGCAGGTCTACATGGTGCAAGGACACATAGGAAGGTAGGATTGGCATTTGGTCGCCACGCAGACCCTCAAACAACTTCACTACTTCATCCATAATGATACCCAAACGCTCGGCTTGTTCGTCGGGGTCGGTGATGTGTTCAATGGCCGATTTGTCAATCGTGATGAATTGTTTAGTCATACTGTCCTCAAGAGCGATGCGGTTATTCATGCTGTTGTATTTGACACGGACAACCTGCTCAAGCGACGAAAAACGGGATTGACCCCACACACCGTAGGTTTGACGGAGTTTGGTGTCCTCAAACCAATTTGATTTGTAGTCCGTGCGAAGGTGAACAATCTCGGCTTTGGGAAACACCATTGTCTCAATACCTTGTTCTCGTAGAATGTAAAAGTCATTGGACATAATAGGGCTGTTTTCGTCTGCCGTAAAAGGCAGACCTCGTGCGCCTCGGTTATCAACAATGGTGATTTGTCGGATAGGAAGGCTTTGGATAGCCGTGATACCAACGCCGGTGCGACCTACCAACTTGTTGATGTCGTTCCCATAGACTTGCAGATTGCGAAGCGCGTTGATGAGGAAGTCGTCAAAGTCTACTCGCTCTACCATTTCAGCGATAGCGGCCCGTATAGAGGCGTTCTTAGCCTTTGCGTAGTCAATACGGTAGTTGTTAGCGGTAAGCGAAACGGAACGCACAGCACCGTTTAATTCGGGGTCAAGTTTGACCATGTTATCATAGAGGTCAAATTTGTTTTTGAAGTTGGTGTCGCTTTGGAATTTCTCGGTGTCCTCAAAAATGTTTGGGAGTCCAGCGGCTACGCTGAGGGAAACATTTGACCCGACTCGTTGAATCGGGACTTCTTCGGCCACAGCGTTGCGGCGGAACCTATCAAAGATACCCATGTCTAAGGGGGTGTGTTGCGCGTTTTATCAATGTAGCGTATTTTTTTGTTTTTCTTGATTATTTTTCTACAAAAAGAATAAATCGCACGCCGTAGTGTCTTTTCGCTAATTCTTTTTTTGTTTCATAGATGGGTAAGAAGAAGTTGTAACAAGGAATAGAATAGCGGCCTTTGATACATACCTATGAAGAAATAAAAGAATTAGAAAATCGGGGCGCAGTGTAGCGTTTTATTTTTTTTGTTGGTTCTAAATCAAGAAAAAGATAAACCTTCATAAAGGGTTCAATAGTGCGTTTAACTATGAGAGCGACACCCGAATACGGATATGACCTCATCGCCAAGCACTACGACAGCAACAAGAGCAAGTTGGAAAACGCTCGCATTCTTCACGGGATTGACCCCAAGAAGTCTGTCAAAGGGTGGGAGATGTCAATTTACCGATGGCTACGCAACGAAAAAGTGGTGCCAGCGGAACCTATTCAACCACCGGCTGATGTGAACAAATCATACCACTACGACGACATTAACGACACTTACTACACTTTCTTAACGATTGCCGACCAAATGGTGTCTGTCAGTGGTGATAAACACCGAGCCATGAAAGAAGCCTACTCAAACATGGTTGGCAAAGGTGCCTCCATGAATGAAATCACACGAGACTTCGGCATTCCTCGTGCTTGGTTTGACGAATACCGCCGACGCCACGGGTGGACACACGATATGTCCCCTTACACCGATGAAGAAATCGCCACCACTGATGTTGACCAACTCGTTGAAGATTTAGTGTTAAAGAAAAAACATTTACTGCACGAGAAGTTTGAACGACGCAAATGGAAAGAAATTGAATCATCGGCTGAAAAATACGATATGTTTTCTTCGCTGGTTCTCAATGAGTTTAAGCAGTTGATTGGCGACGAGTTGCCCGAAGTGCCGGAAATTATGATGGTGGACGAAGGGGCCGATTATTCCCTCGTCATTAGCCCCACAGACTTTCATTGGGGCAAATACGGATGGGTTGATGAAGTCGGTGAGACTTACAACTTCAACGAGGCCCGAAAGCGGTTGATGGAAAAGACCGAAGAGTTGCTTTGTCGCTTGCCTTCCCGCCCCGAACAAATCATTTTGGCTACGGGTAGCGATTGGTTCCATGTTGATACCGATGCTGGCACAACAACCAAAGGCACACCACAGGATATGTGCGGAAGTCCTGCTGAAATCCTTATGACCGGCTGTAAGTTGGCACGAGAACACATTGACTTGCTACGACAAATTGCACCTGTCAAGGTAGTGTTCATGCCCGGAAACCACGACCGTATGTCTGCCATCGCTCTTATGATGTATCTATCGGCTGTCTATGAGAATGTGGAGGACTGTGAAGTTGTTGTCAGTCCATCTACCCGCCAATATGTTCACTACGGCAACAATTTGTTGGGCTTTATTCATGGCGACGGGGCACGAAATCTCGTTGAGTTGATGAGCAACGAACAAAGAAAATTGTGGGGAGAATGCGAACACCACGCTTGGTTCCACGGTCATTTGCATCACCGACAGGTTGTTGAAAAGGGCGGTTGCTTGATTGTTCAATTGCCGTCGCTTGCAGGACATGACCGATACCACGCACGACAAGGCTACACCACAAGCCAAGCAGGATTGGCCGCTCATCTTATTGACAAAGAAAAAGGTTTGATTGCAACCTTCTTTGCGCCCGTGGAGGGTCAGCATTGAATGGTCAAATCAAAAAGTTAAGAAAATGCAACAACTGTGGACACGAGTATTTTTCCCGCTATAATACACATAAAAAATGGTGTAAAAAAACAAAGAAAATGGTGTATTGCGGCACAGCAAGGGTGATTCGTGATGAAGCGTGAACATGTCCGATGCGATTCGTGCGGATGGGAAAGTAAATCTCTTTCTCAAGCCAAGGCTTATACGAGGGTTTGTCCGTATTGTGATATGCGCTCGCTTAGGCCGTGGTCGTGAATGTATGTCTTTGAAGGTTGATATTTTTTGGAATTTTCCAGTGAACATGTTTGTGATGCCCAATGTCCCAAATCAAATCAGCATTAGCCTTTGAGCGAGCAAGAAACGATGTTTCCTACTTTTATCGTTGGCTTGGCTACGCTTGGGGCGACCACATAGGCGAATGGATGAACATTTACACCAACAGGAAGGGTGCCCATGTGCATAGGGTGTGTATTATTGCACCACGAAGTCACAGCAAGTCAACTACTCTTGGCGTAAAACTATTGCACATGTGTTTGTTTGAGAAGTTTAATGGCAAACCTATGGACATTTGGTTGTTTTCGGCATCGCAGGACACAGCGGTTCGTCGGCTGGCTGAGATTAGAAAGGACTTAACAACCCACAAAGAGTTGGCAAGGTATATTGACAGCAAAAAAGGTGGTAAAAAAGAATTGTGGCTCAACAACGGGGCAGTTATTCGCTGTTCCTCCGTCGGTTCTGCCATTCGTGGCGACCACCCCGCAGTTGTGGCACTTGACGATGTGTTGCTGGATGCAAAGAAAGAGTTGAACAACGAACAGTTGCGCCATTGGTTGCGTAAGGTTGTCATGCCAATGCTTGACCCCGGTTCGTTTTTGTTCTGCGTCGGCACACCGATGAGCATGATGGATTTATACCACACAGAAATGCTGGACAATCCCGAATGGAAAACGGGCACATGGTCGGCTATTCCTAATTGGGATGAAAGCAAACACGAGCCGGAAAATCTGTATGCGCTTTGGCCGGAGTTTCGCCCGCTTGATTTTCTTTTAGAGCAAAAGAAAGTGACAGGAGACTTGGAGTTTGCACAGGAATTTTTGTGTAAGGTGATTGACGATGAGGCCGCTGTCTATCCACGAAAATACACACGAGCAAACATGGACTTGGAACAGGTGTTTGACAAAGAAAAGCGTAGCGAAGGTCGGTATGTCGTTGGTTTTGACCCATCGCAAGGTTTGGGTAAAGACTACTCGGTTTTGGTGCTGGTTCGGCAAGAATCCGATGGCTCGCTGGTCGTTGCAAACATTTGGAGAAAAAATGACTTTTCCCCCGATAGACAAGCCGACATGATAGGCGAATGGTGCAAAAGGTATAGTGCGCCACTTGCGGCTGAGGATGTTGGCTTTCAACGATTATTCCAAAGTCTGCTGGAAGCAAAAGGAATCAATGTTGATTATCGCCAAAGCCGAGTAAGCAACAAGGGATTGAAACAAGCACTGATGAACCGATTGCGGGTGTGGTTTGAACGGGGCAAAATTGTATTCCCCTATGGCGATGATGCTACAAGGCGGGTTGTTTCGGAAATGCTGGAAGAATTGGAAGCCCACGCTTGGAAAGGCGGGGACATCGTGGACACCGGCCCACACAACGACTTGGTTATGGCATTGGCACACGCCGTTGACCAATTCAGCCATCAAACGGCGGGCGTGGCTTGGGGCGCACGAGCAAGCGGAAAAGGCGAATGGTCGGGTGGCGTCGGTAAAGCAAAATCCCGAAGCAAGATGTTCCGAAGTGTAAGGCGTCGTTTATAAGGTCTTTTTTTCAAAATTTTTATTGCGGATTTTTTGGGGTGCTAAGCAGTGCTGTCGCCGGCGGCGACCCCTGTTTTTGGCCAAATTTCGAGGGTGCCCCGTAGCGGCCACAGAAACCGCCCTTCCTGCGCCTCAAATCCTGCGGTGCTACCCATGCCGCCCCCGCCCCCGTTGCGTGCGAGGAAGGGGCGTTTATCGGCTTGTTTTGGGCATCGCCGCCGGTGGGGTGTCTGGTGGTTGTCGTTCGACGGGGTAACGCAAGGGGGCCCCTCCCCGCCGTGGCGGAGAGGGGCCCGTTGTACGGCTCGGAGAGCCGGAGGGTGCGGGTTCGTCCCGCTGTGGCATCAGCCGGTCATGTCCGACTCATGGAGGGGCTCAACAGCCAACCCAAGGTGGTGCGAGAACCCACCGTCCGCTTGGATGTCAAACAACACGGGGACGAGGCGGGCGGGGCGGTTGAAGGTGCCACGGTCGCCACGGACTTTGACGGCACCGTCCTTCATCATCTCACGCATCGCTTCACCGACCGTCATGGTGGGCACGGTGCGGGTCGCCTTGACGCCAGCCTTGAACGCCCGACCGGAGAAGCGGAAGGCCCGCATCTCAAACCGGTGTCCGCCGATGACGGAAAGGGTGGTCGAGAGTCCTTCCTCCTTGCTGGTCAGGAAGGGCAGGTGGGCGAAGTTGGCACCGGGCGTCATGTTGTGGCGTGGGTTGCCGCAGGTGGGGCAAGCGTGGCCGGCGTTCTTCACCTGTGCGTTTCCGTAGGTGGCCGTTCGTCCGCTGGTCTTGCAGGGTGAGCAGTACCAGTTGCCGGCGAACACCGACGCCTTGAACCAGTCCATGAAGGACGAGGCGTTCACGGTGAACACGCCGGCGTCAACATCCAGCACTGAGCAGTTGTAGGCGTTGCCTTGCGTGGTGGTTTTGTCCGACTGCTCAAGCATGGAACGGTCATGTGCCTCCATCTCGCCCCGTAGGTGAACGAAGGCGTCCCGTAGCATGCCGACGGACTCAACCACGACATAGCGGATAAGGTCGCCGGGGCTGAGGCCGAAGGCGTCGGCTTGCTCGGCGGTGGCGACCTTGCACCCTTCGGGCACCTCGTCCACATCTTGACCGGTGCGCTCACGGAGGGCACGGATGGCGGTTTCACGCTCGGCGGCGGCCTGTCCCTGCCATTGGTCAAAGGCCATGATGGCGGCGGCGGCACGGCGCACGGCTTGGCCGGCGGCGTTGGTGGCGGCGAGGGCGTCAAGCATCACAGCGTCGGCGGTGTTGATGACCCACGGGATGCCACGGGTGGTGGTGAAGTGCAGGCGGTAGACGCCAGCGGCCATGAGGCCGTTCACCATGTCGGCGGCGTCCTTCGCCTTCATCTTGAGGCCCACGAGGCCGGCAACGGCTCGCATGTCACCAGCCTTTGCGGCGTCCTTGACTCGGTAGCCGTTGACAGGGAGGCGGCGGGTGCCGGCTTTGTCCATGTCTGGCCGCAGGGTGTCAAGGAAGCGTAGCATAGCCTCCATGAGGGCGGCCAGCAGGGCGGGCCGCACAGTTTCGTTCTCTCCGCTGGTCATGGCTTGCACCATGTCCACGGGTTCTTCCTGTGGTTGGGGTTCGTTCTTCATTTTCTGTCCTCCAGTGTTGCGGTTTCGGGTGTCGTTCATGCGGTTCGCTGTGTGTTGTTCCTCAGCCGCTACGCGGCATAGGGTAGGCATCCCGTATATCAAGTTAGCCGGCATTTTCCTTGATTTTGGGCCGATTTGACCCCGCCGGAGGGCCGCCGGCGACCCCGCCGGACGGGCCGGACTACTGAACCAAGGGTTGGGTAGTCGGGCGGTCTGGAGGGTTAGACGCGTCTAACTTCGGCCCCGCCGAACGGCGGTTAGACGATGCAAAGTTAGACGAAAAAAAAGCAGTTAGACGAAAAAATTTCCGAACGAAAAAGAGCCAAAAGTTAGACGAAAATACCTGAAGTTAGGCGATGAGTCCGACCCCCCCGCCTTGGCGGAGGGGCCGGAGGTGGACACCTCGGAGAGGTGGAATGCGTCAGCGGCGACGGTAGCCCTCAGCGGTGCTTGGCGGCGAGGCGGCGAGCCTCAGCACGGGCGTTGGGGCGGAGAGCGGCGCAAGCAGGGCACATGGGCACGCTGTCGGCGTCCTCGTCGTTGCGGAATTCGGCACGGTGGGCAGGGCCTACGGACTTGAACGGCTTGGCACCGCACAGGTTCACGGATGCACCGGAGACACGGATGTGAAGGACACGACGGGCCATCATGCCTCATCTCCATCTTCTGGCTCGGTGATTCCAAGGAGGGCGTCAACCTGCTGGAGGGCGTTGTAGACGGCATGGGACAGGTCGCCAGCGGCGGCGGCCCATCCATCTTCAACATCTGCGTAGTCAGCAAGGGCACGGTGCAGGGTTGCACGGAGGCCCCACAGCCGGACACGGGTGGCCGGTGCGGGTTCACTGTGCTTCAACACGGCCGGTTCTCCGGCAATAGGGCTGGTAGGGTTTTGGTTCTCCTCCATGTAGTGAAGCAGGGCGTGGGGGTATATGAAGGGACACCCCCGCAGGGGAGTAGCGTCTAACCGAAGGCGGCGTCTAACCGCGGAGGTAGCGTCTAACCGCCGGAGGCGGTTAGCCGGCGCGAGTATTCGTTGTTAGTCGCGTCTAACGAATAACGGAGTAGGGATTGTTAGTCGCGTCTAACTATTAACGGCCACGAGCAAAGTTAGACGATGCGTGTGACGCTGGTTAGACGAAACGAAAAAAGTTAGACGAAAAATTGTTAGCCGAAAAAACCATCGGTTAGACGAAAAATAGTTAGACGAAAAAAAAATAGTTAGACGAAAAAACTTCCGAAAAAGTTAGACGGTTAGACGAGGTGTCCCCCGCCCGCCAGCGAAAACGGGCGAGGGACGGTTAGCCGGAGGGCAGAAGTTAGACGGGCTCAGTTCAACTCTTCATTGAAGTGGTATACAATGTCGGAAAATTCTTCCTTGAGGACTTCTCGCGTGGTGTGGGGGCAAGAAACACAGGCATCGGAAGTAACTTCACGAGCGGCGACAGCGGCGAAGTATTGGCGGTCAGCGGGGGTTGCGTTCTCGTTAAGGTAAGCCCACACAATGCCAAGCAAGGCGGGGCCGGTAAGGTCTGCGAGGGTGTTTTCAAGGCGGACATGGGCTGGTGTTTTGCTCATATTATACGGTAGGGCTATTGGGTATATAAGGTTGTTGATATAGCCGTATAATCGTCTAACCGCAGGTCGGCTAACACGGGGGAAGGGCAGTGATGGTTATTCGCGTCTAATTTTGCGTTTTTTGCGTATTTGTTAGCCGCATCTAACTTTTTATGCGTATTTATTAACTATGGTTAGCCGTTAATAAGTAATGTTAGCCGCGTCTAACTTATAGGGCCCCCGTGCAACGGTTAGACGAAATTTATTTGCTGTTTGCGAATAGTGTAGTATCGGCGGACGATGCAATTTTTTTTCGGCTAACCACAACACCGCAAGCCGGAAAGTTAGACGATGGCCTTCGGCTAACAAACAGGGGCGCAGTGACACGGTTAGACG